GTTGAGATAATTGAGGGTAAACAGGAATGAGGAAGAACAAGATTGGGAAATCAGCTCTACCTATGACGATATGTGGTGTGACGACTGTGAAGATACTGCATCTGTGAATTGGGTGAACATATGACAGACGCTCGAAAGAACAGCTACAAACGATACGTACTCCACATGCTAGAACAGGATCGAACGGTGGAAATTATAACCTTCCAAGATTGGTTGGTTAAATATTTCCCTCACGTGCTACCAAACAAATGGAAGGAGGTAAGCAGAAATGAGTGACGAAAGTCTGGAGGTGAAGTGATGGACAATGATACAAGGGCTGTGAAAGATATCCCAACTTATGGGCAGTACGCAATGAAATGCGCTGAAGTCAATCAACTCCAAGCCAAGATCGAGGAGCTGGAAGGAAAAGCGTACTGGAAAGAAATTTCTGATATACAGGCAGACGAATATCGGGATGAACTAGAAGCCAAGGTCGAGGCGCTGGAGACTGCGCTAAACATTGACGCACTGCAAGCCACCATCACCGAGCTGAATGCTGAACGAGGAAACTTTAATACGTTCTGGGCCTGTAAAGAGCACAGCAATAACGCCTCATTGCGCTGTGCTATTTGTGATGAAAATAAGATCATTGAACTAGAAGCCAAAGTCGAATCCCTGCAAGCCAAGGTCGAGGAGCAGCGCAAACATATAAATATAATGGCAACAGCGCTTTCTGAGATAAAGGCAACTGACGATGGAAATAGTGGTCAGGAAATAGGCACGATTTTAGGTTGGAGCATAGAGCAAATAGCAGCACTAAAGCAGGAGAGTGGGTGAAGAATGAACACTGAATCCCTAAACGAACATCTGGCCCGCGAGGGTATGGGGTGGGAGTGCCTGCGCTTTTCACCTATTCATGATGGGTTCCACTACAAGACGCCACAGGGAAAGATGTACTATGACGACTGGAACCCCTGCGAGAATATCGAACAAGCATTTATGGTGCTGGAGAAGTTTGAGGATTGGACAGTGGCAAAAATTCAACCATCTGGAGATTATGGTTGTTTAATCGGTGATTTTAATTCGGATTGCAGGAAAAGAAACAAGTCCCTCCCCCTCGCCATATCCCTAGCCGCTGCCCGTGCTACTGGGTGGACAGAATGAACGAGTTAGATTATATTAAACTAGAGGCCCTGTCTTTAGGAGAAGACGAAAGTATTACTGCTCTTTGTCCTAATTGTGGTCGGAATAAACTCGGAATAACAAGGAGAGAAGGGAGTATTCTGTACCAGTGCTGGCGTCCTTCCTGCAACACTAAAGGTGTAATAGGGGGCTCTGTTGGGTACTCTGAAGACAAGGTTAAACCTCCTCCACCTACGTTCTTCCAAAAAGAAAGTTCTTTCCTAGGTCGGAACTTCTATGAAGAATACTTGTCTAAGTACGAAATCAAACTCACTACTCTAAGAATGGAACAATTTCGTAAGATACTAGGAGTTGCTGGAATTAGTATGAACTTATTCAATGGGGACGGAAAATACTTTGGAAAAACAACGAAGTATTTTGGATCAGGGAATAAGGCTATGCATTACATAGAAGACAAGACCCAGCCCATGCTCCACTACACTCGAAACAGATGTCTGGAGAATAAAGACACTGTGATACTAGTAGAAGATGTCCTATCAGCAATTAAAGTTACTCAGTATTGTAACATCCAAGGAGTTGCCCTACTGGGCACAACTCTAAATGATGATAAAGTCAGAGCCCTACTAAAGCAGGGGTATAAGAAAGTTGTTCTATGGCTGGACTGGGATGCTAGGGAGAAGGCCCATCTACTGAAAAGGAAATACAATTTATTCTTTAGTGAGTTTCATGTGTTAGAGACATTATCAGACCCAAAAGATTTGGGACATGAATATATGAAAAAGACAGTGGATTTACTATTATAGGAGATTTACAACATAGAAAATAAAATACTGAACGCTGCTTGCCTTGATAGGGGAGCATATATCGAGCTAAATGGATACCATATACGAGGCGATCTGTCCGATCAAGGACAGGTGCTATGGGATCAAATAGCTGCTTACTACAGTAAGGATGATAGCGCCCAAAAGGTTGACACTGATTTACTGAAGGTGGGTCTGGAGCAAGCACTACCTAAACATGCTGACATGCTAGCAGGGGTAGTGGACTCCTTTACAGATACCTCAGTATCAAATGTCATTCAAGCAGTACTGGACCAAAAGACGGAAAGGAACGCCCGTGAATTAGGACAGGCTCTAGCAGTGGGAGAAAAGTCTAAGATTTCTAAGCTCTGGGAAGAGAGAGAATTGTTGCTCCTAGGAGAACTAGGAAGCGATACTTCTAGTGAGATTATAATCGCCCCAGACCTTAATGATCTTTTCGCAATGAGACAACAGGAAAATAGGTTGTCTTTCACCCCACCCCAACTTAACGACGCCTTAGAAGGTGGAGCACTACCCGGTCATCACATACTGATATTTGGTGTGACTGACCTAGGTAAGACTCTGTTGGTACTTGATGAAATACGACACTGGATAGCGCAAGGCAAGAAAGTGTTGTACATATGTAACGAAGATCCCATGTCGGATCTTGTAGAGCGTATGCTAGTATCAATTACAGGTAGAGATAAGTGGGCCGTCCGTAAATACTATCAAAAGGCAGAGGCCCTAGCCATGAAGAAAGGCTGGGATAATCTGATCTGGGCTCCACTAGCCCCCGGAACTCCGTCTGAGATAGAAGCACTTGTAAATAAATATAACCCTGATATAGTCGTGGCTGATCAAGTTCGTAATATAGACACAGGTGACCACGATTTAGTCCGCCGATTAGAGTCCGGTGCAATCTTCATGCGTAATCTAGCCAAGAGATATGGTCTAGTTAGCGTGAGCGTAGCACAGGGAGCTGATAGTGCAGATGGTAGAGCCGTCCTGCAAAGAGGTGACGTAGATAACTCTAATGTAGGGTTACCGGGAGCAACAGACCTGATGTTAGGTATTGGTGCTACCCAAGAAATGGAAATGAATGGCACTAGGTGCCTGAGTTTCTGTAAGAATAAGGTATCAGGACAGAAAACCCCTGTCACTGTGTTTTTTAACACCAAGATCATGAGAATGGAGTAATGAGTAAAGGATCTAAGAGGAGGCCCGGAAATGGCTATGAAGAAAACTATGACAAAATCTTCGGTGAGAAAAGGGACGAGAGCAAGGAAGACTCAAGTACACCAGAAGAAAAAAGTGAAAGCAACAAATGATTGGTTTATGGATCAAATGGAAGAGTACGGACATATCTTTGAACCTATAGTCAATCCTAAACAGGAGAAAAATGATTAATGAACTTTATAATGATCTACCCACTTGGCTCAATCCTCCTGACTATAGCAGGTATCTTAGCGATAATTATGTCGTCGTTGATTTCGAAACTACGAACCTAGACAAAGGATCACCATATGATAGAGACAACAGAATTGTTTCTGGACAGTGGAAATGTGGCCCAGATCATGAAGAATTTACCGGGACTACAGAGTATATTAGAGGAAATGAGTATGAACTCGGACGCCTCGTTGAAGCGATTGAGCAAGCCGATTTTTGGGTTGCACATAACTCGAAATTCGAATATGGATGGTTGGAGCGTTGTGGTCTTCCACTCGAAAAAAGCTTGGCATGGTGTACTCAACTCGGTGAATACGTCATCAGGTCTAACAGGCCCGGATTACTTAATCTGGATGCATGTCTCGCCAGAAGAGGGTACAAATCTAAAGATCGCCTCGGCAAGTTACTCCTAAAATGTGGGATCTGTCCCAGTATTTGGCCGGAGAGCTGGCTAGAGAAATATGCTAAGCCTGATGTTTATCTGACTGAGAGATTATTCTTAGACCAGAGAGAGGCTATTGTACGAACCAATAAACTAGGGTGTATTTTCACCCGTAATATCTTTACACCAGTCCTAGTGGACATAGAGAAGAATGGTCTGTGTCTGGACAAAGAGCGTGTAGAGATTCTATACAGAGATTACCACCATAAGATGCAAGATCTGGAATCCCAACTTGTAGAACTCATAGGTGGAGCCAATCTCAATTCCCCAAAGCAGATGAGACAAGTCTTGTACGAAGACTTCAAGTTCAAGGAGCCTACTGCTGCTAAGTGGTTGGGCAAGAATGGTGATCCGACTACTAAGTCTGATTACATATTGACCCTGAAGCCTAAGAACAAGAAACAAGCAAAACTACAGTCATTGCAGAAAGAAGCGAGCAACGTCGGTGCCGCCCTAAGTAAAGCGCTGAACAAGTTCATGGACTGTGTGACTGAGAGAGATGATAACATCCTGTTTGCTGCTCTTATTCAAACTCGTACAGCCACCCAAAGGCTGGCATCTCTGGGTAAAGAGTATAAAGCCCAGATGCAGAATATCCACAGGATATTTAAACCACTATTCAAAGCTCGTGAAGAGGACTGGCTAGTGGGTGAGTTTGATCAAGCCCAACTCGAATACCGTGTCGCAGTATTCTTGGGCCAAGACGAAGCAGGAATGAAAAGTATTGTGGAGAAGATAGATAGACATGCTATCACTGCCACTAAAATATTTGGTGATGAGTTTGTTAATCCAAGCTCTAAGGAACGACGAGATGAGCTAAGAACTGATGCTAAAGCAGATACGTTTAAGCCTTTGTATGGAGGACAGAGTGGTACTCCCGGGCAAGTAGCGTACTACGAGGCATTCAAAGCTGAGCACACCGGCATTGTAACAGCACAGACTAAATGGAAGCACGACGCCCTTAATACAGGACGGGTGCGAATCCCTACTGGTCTGACCTTCTACTTTCCTAACACCAAGATGACTAAAACAGGGTACATAACTAACAGCACTAACATATGTAATTATCCTGTGCAGTCACTAGCCACCGCTGATATCGTACCAGTAATGGTTACGTACATGTGGTACTTTATGAGAGCGGCTAAGTTACAATCGTTCTTAGTAAACACTGTTCACGATTCAGCAATAGCTGAAATACATCCAGATGAAACTAAAGTGATGGAAGATATAGCCAGTCACAGTGGAACAGATGTGGTGATCAAGTATTTGAAGCACGTATATAATATAGATTTTAACGTGCCACTAGAAGTAGAAAGCAAGTTTGCATCCCATTGGAACGACAGTGAATACTGGCGTAAGAAATATTTAAAATAATTGGGAACTTTTTTGTAATTATATTGTCTAACAAATAGTTAGAAAATAAATGGAGATCATATAGATTGAGTAATATTATAGTTGGAACTGTTGCAGCAATGAGTGCTAAGGAACTGAGTTCAGGAACTTACTACTCTGTTTGCGTAAAAACCGATAGCGGAGACCTTTGGTTCCGTACAGGTAAAAAACAAGCCCCTTGCCAAAAGGGAAATCGAGTAAAGTTTTCATTCACCGAAGACAAGTATGGTAAGCACATGGATCTGGCATCCCTTCAATCCAAAGAAGGAGAAGCTGTAGAGACAAAGGCCGCTGGTAAGGCTGCGGGTAAAACTGATTGGGATGCTAAAGATAAGAAGATTACTTATATGGCAGTCCTGAAGGAAGCAACGCCTATTGTTATGGCAGCAACTGAGTTGGGATACCTTGGTATCGCCAAGAGTAAGAAGCCTGCTGAAAAATACGAGCTGTTCCTTGAGCAGATTAAAGCGGTAGCAGACGAGCTATACAAGACCGTCTTTGAAGTACCTGATCGACATGACGAGATCATGGCTTCTGCGGAAGAACTGGAAGCTGAATTTGATACTAACATGTCAGATGAAGTACCACCGGAAGACGAAGTAGAGGAAGATGGAGAATGGTAATGAAAGAGGATGTACTCAGTACTGACCTTCTGAAATTCCCAATGCCAGTAGGTGATGTATTTGTCATTGAGGTAGTAGAAGGATCTGTATTCACTAAAGAATACAAGGATACTAAAATGTACCAGATCAAGAATATCTTTTCTGATGTCGTAGAGGGAGAATCAATCTCTCTGGCCCGTGCTATCTTGCAGTGCCAAGCATCTGAAAAATCCTTAGCCCGATTACAAGGGGGTATTCTAGGAGATCACGAAATGCTGGCTATGGAAACTATGTTCGACGAGATGGATGATGGCGGACGAACCCACTAGTATCCTAGCCCCGTTTGACGATGAGACCCAAGAGTTCTTGGGTTTCGTCGATCAAGCGTGTAAAACAGCAATGGACGAACTCCGAGAGGAGAGGAACAGATGTGAAAAGACTGGGGAAGAGTTTCAGCTTACCTATGAGGTAGCAGCAACCCTTAACATGGTCCGTGCCTTCGGTATTCTATACAACAGAAGTATTGATGCTGGCTGGATAAAAGGAGTACACACAGAGCAACAGGAGATTATACTAGAGTGAGTGAACTAACTGCCCTGATAGATGGTGACATAATTGTATATCGTGCAGCGTTTGCCTGTCAGAAAACGGTATACACTCATGTTCCTACTGGGGAGTTCTTCACAGGTAAACAGAAAGCTAATGACTGGTTAGTTGAGACACTAGACGGTCCTGAGAAAGGTGTCCGCGCTTGGATTAAGGAGCACTGGAACGAAGAGGATTGGGAGATGGAAGTAATAGTTGAGCCTATCAACAATCTACATTTCCTAATCAATAAGTTTATTGAAGACATCATGAAGGAAACTGGTGCTGTGAACTATCAGGTTTACCTGTCTCCCCGTAAATGTTTCAGGCACGAAATAGCCACAGTAAAAGAGTATAAGAGTGGTAGGCCTGAAGGTCCTAAACTCAAACACTCCGCTAGGAAATTCCTACTGGATTTCTATGATGCTACTGTCCCAGAGAATCTAGAAGCTGATGATGCTATGGGAATGGCCCAGACTACAACTACAGTCATATGCTCAAACGACAAAGATTTACAGCAAGTCCCCGGACGGCACTACAACTTTGTGACAGATGAACATATGATCGTGGATATGTACGAGGCTGATTGCTGGTTCTTTACACAGCTACTATCAGGAGATGCAGTGGACGCTATCCCCGGGCTGCCGGGAATTGCAGACAAGAAAGCACGTAAAATAGTTGATGAATTTGCTGGTGCTCACAAGGAGTTAGTAGAGTACGTCAAACAACTATACGTAGATAATTATGGTCCTGAAGGCGAGGAGATCATGAAGGAGATGGCCCAACTGGTTTATATCCTCAGACCCGGAGACACCTTTGGAACTGAACAATGGAGAGACTTACTTGAGATACAGGAGTAAATTTGAAGCGAAACAAGCCGCTCACCTAGAGAAGAACGACGTAGACTTCCAGTATGAGCCCGATTCGTTTGAGTATGAAGACCCTGTAGGTAATGGTGTGTGTAAACTCTGTGGAAGTACGGAGGTGGTTAAAGGTAGAACATATACCCCAGACTTCTTCTTCCCAGAGACCCACGTTTACGTAGAAACTAAAGGTAAGTTTGATGCACAGAGCCGTAGGATCATACAGAATGTGTGTGAGCACTACCCTGATATGGACCTGCGGATGGTATTTCAACGAGACAACCCCCTACAAAAAGGAGCAAAGATGCGGTATTCAAGATGGTGTGAGTTAAGAGATATTCCTTACGCCATTGGATTGATACCGATTGATTGGACTACAGATGACTAAGGTGACTTTTATAAAGATAACAAAGTATGAAGCTGAATATCTTCTGGAGACTTTTGAGTACTTGAAAGACGTAACGGAAGATGACGGGATTGCACTGGAATATATTGCAAACTCCGATGAAATAATACGAGCATGTATGTGTAACGGAGAGCTGGAGGAACTAGATGGCGACGATATATCAGATGCCCTTAGCGGGGACGCCCATTTTGATGATGATTAGAACAGCTAGATATTTACATAATACTAAAGGGAAGAAACAAGTTGATAAGTGGATGGATGAACATGTCCCGGATCAGCTTAGAAAACAAGTGGAGAGTTTAATTTGAGTAATTCTGAAACATCACATTTTAATAATCCTCAGTACACAAGTGAGTGTGAAAAGGTTACGGCCTTTAAAGACAGAAAAGGAAGGATACACCAAACTTGTATATCTTGCAAACAAGCAAACAAGGAATATGAAATAGCTGACTATTTCGAGAAAGAGATGGATGCCTATAGAAAAGTATTCCCAGAATTTCTAGATGCTGGTAGTCGCAATATAGGAAGAGGTGCCGACATAGTATTACGTCGCTTTATTAAGGAAATGTTAGAAGAAGGATACGTAATAAGGAAAAATAAATGAAAATACTAGAGATTGACATAGAGACAGCCCCGCACAGTGCGTACATATGGTCCTGTTTCACGAAGTATATCTCTCCTGACCACATAGAGGTTCCGGGGTATACCCTTTGCTTCGCTGCAAGGTGGAAGGGAGATAACAAGGTAATGTTCCATTCTATATGGACAGATGGCTTTGAAGGTATGCTGGATGCTGCTTGGCAGTTGTTGAATGAGGCCGACGCAGTTATACATTACAATGGAAAGAAGTTCGATGTTAAGATCCTCAATGGTGAGTTCCTAGTACAAGAGTGGACACCACCAGCACCCTACGCACAGATTGACCTGTTGCCAGTTGTCAGACGGAACTTTAGGTTCCCATCCAACAAATTGGACTATGTCTGTAAAAGACTCGGACTAGGAGCAAAGGTACATCACCGTGGAATGGAGCTGTGGACAGAGGTAATGGAAGGGGACAAGAAGTCGTGTAAGGAAATGATGGAGTACAACATACAAGATGTACATCTGCTGACTCCTTTATACGAGAGGCTACTTCCTTGGATCACTGAGCATCCTAACTACGGTATGTTCTCCGACAGCGACCGACCAGTCTGCACCAATTGTGGTAGTGAGAACCTACATAAGGAAGGCACTCGTGCTACTAAGACACAACTATACCAGAGGTATCAGTGTCAGGACTGTGGTACTTGGTTACAAGATCGTATGACCTGTCTTGATCCGGCTAAGCGTAGAAACATACTAAAACAAATTCCTACCTAGGAGAAGAATTGATAAAAGAATACTTTAAGAATAGTTTCGCCAAGAATACGTACGTCAACAAGTACCAAGACAATACTGAAGGCTGGCCCGAAAGGGCTCGCCTTATTGTCGATGATGTATGTGGGACTGCTGGCGGTACACAGCATCCAATCCTTGGACAAGAAGAACGGGATAGGCTACAACAGCTTATTACTGAAATGAAATTCATGCCGGGTGGTAGGTATATCTACTACGCCGGTCGACTTGCTGCCTTCTACAACAACTGTTATTTGCTTAGAGGAGAGGAGGACACTCGTGAAGAGTGGGCAGCCTTATGTCAGCGTGTGACTAGCTGCTTGATGACAGGTGGTGGAATCGGTGTAGATTACTCAGTGTTCCGACCAGAAGGACACACCCTATCACGAACTGGAGGAATCTCCAGTGGTCCCATTCCGTTGATGTATATTATCAATGAGATAGGACGTAACGTGATGCAAGGGGGATCTCGCCGATCAGCCATTTATGCGTCACTCAACTGGCAGCATGATGATGCTGAATCTTTCCTACGAGCTAAGAACTGGGATGAAATGGAAATTCACGAAGGATACAGTTTCGGCGATGGGAAGAATGATAACTTCAATTTCGCTGCTCCACTGGATATGACCAACATTAGCTTGAACTACGACAACGAGTTCCTAGTTGCTATCCAGAATGGTGAACTGCCTGATACCTTTGTAGAGAATTGCCGACAGGCCCTGAAAACAGGGGAACCGGGATTCAGCTTTAACTTTGGAGAACAGGAAAATGAAACACTTAGGAACGCTTGCACGGAAGTTACAAGTGAAGATGATTCTGACGTTTGCAATCTTGGTAGTATCAACCTCGGCAATATTGACACTCTGGAAGAGCTTGCAGAAGTTACAGCGCTCGCAGCCAAATTTCTGGTCTGTGGAACTATTAGAGCTGAACTACCATACCAAAAAGTATATGATATTCGGGAAAAGAACCGTCGTCTTGGACTTGGACTTATGGGAGTCCACGAGTGGCTCTTAAAACGTGGGGATAAATATGAAGTTACTCCGGAGCTACATAAGTGGTTGGCGGTTTATAGAGATGTCTCAGAAGAGGCTGCTAATTCTCATTGCGATAGACTTTATCTCAGCCGTCCTGCGGCCTATAGGGCTATTGCTCCTACTGGGTCTATTGGTATTCTTGCCGGAACAACAACAGGGATCGAACCACTATTCGCTGTTGCTTATAAGCGCCGTTACCTTACTGATGGAACTAAGTGGAAGTATGAGTACGTGGTTGATTCGACTGCGGCACAGCTTATCGAAGACTACAACGTAGACCCGAGCACAATTGAAACTGCTCTGGATCTTGCCAAGGACCCTGAGAGACGAATAAAGTTCCAAGCTGATATTCAGCAGTATGTAGACATGAGTATCAGTTCAACTATCAACTTACCAGCGTGGGGATCAAAAGAGAACAATGATGAAACAGTTATGGACTTCGCTAAGTTACTTGCTAAATATGCGTCTAGACTTCGTGGATTTACTGCTTATCCTGATGGGAGTCGTGGCGGTCAGCCTCTTACTGTTGTAGAGTATGACAAAGCCATGAAGCATAAAGGCACAGTGTTTGAAGAACACGACATTTGTGATATTACCGGAAAAGGTGGGAGCTGTGGAGTATGACAACTATTTACGATAAAGTAGCGATTGGAATAGTATGTGTTATATTTGTTATAACTTTTGTGGAGTTTGTTATCCGATGAAACCTTTAGACACACAAGTAGGTGGTGACCACTATAAGAAGTTAGGTATTCAGCCCTTCGAACTAGTACGTGCTAATTTTGGATACGAAGGTCTTAGGGCTGCTGTTTACGCCAAAGTAAACAAGTACCTCCTAAGAAATAAGGGAGACCATATATATAGAGTGGGCGAACTAAAAGCGCACAAAATTAGTGTAGAGAAAGCGATACACTGTCTTCAGGTCCAGATGCAACTGTTGGACGAAGAGATTGAGAAATATGAAAAATAGTTACTACGACAGAGTCAAAGACTTCTTCCTAGTGTACTCTTGGAGTAAGCGATGGAATAGGTTCATATGTGTATATAAGTGTGATTCAGAGGAAGAGGCCAGAGAGGCCTGTAAAACTAGAAAGAAGAGGAAACGCCAATGAAAGAAATAATCGTGTTAATAGTTCTGGCCGTGTCCACCGTTGATGGCCAACCGCCCCTAGAACTAAAGAAAAGGTTCGATGACACATCGTACTACGGCGGCATGAGCGGACACGCTGGAACTCCGCACTACTACAACCTCAACAAGTGCAAATCCTCAATGGGGCAAGTCATTGGCGCTCTTGTAGCGTTGGACTACAAAGTCACAATGGCTGGATGTTTCTCGAAAGAGGTTCCTGAGTAATGAAAGAAACTGAACTCCAACTGTATAGCAATACATGGTTTGATCTGGACAACCCAGATCCTAGCCTGATTGAAATTGAGGACATTGCTCACGCCCTAAGTCTTCAGTGTCGGTTTACTGGTCACTGTAATGAGTTCTATAGTGTAGCACAGCATAGCATTATAGTAGCCAGTATACTACCTGATGAGTATAAATTCTTTGGTCTTATGCACGATGCTCACGAAGCATACGTTCACGATGTGGCTTCTCCTATGAAAACTATCTTGCCTGACTACAATAGAATAGAAGATAAGATGTGGAGAGCAGTCGCTACTAAGTATAGTCTACCTCTAGAGCTTCCCTCTGCCGTAAAAGAAGCTGACCGGAGTGTTTGTCTAGCGGAGAAGAATGCCCTACTAGGGGATCTAGATTGGGGACTTAAGGGAGTAGAGCCTGCTGATGTAGAGATAGTTCCTTGGGCTCCTGCCCTAGCAGAGCAGATGTTCCTGCTGTCTTTCGATGCCATGTATAGACTGGTGAGTGTACAATGATTGATCTAGCTGTCTGGTTCTTTATAATATTTGTTGTGTGGATTGTGCTATACACATAAAAAAAGGCCACTCAAAAGAGTAGCCCTTAGTTATTACCTCGGCCCCCTATTGGGGGTCGGGGTTTTTTTGTGCCCTAAATTTATCTTCCTTTGTAAGAGTTCATTCCGTTCACGCCAAACGATGCCGCTACAATTAAACTCCAAGCTGTGGTTATCTCACTGAACAGATCAGTCATTAGACTAGAGGCCAGCTCTGCTCCTGTTGCATCACCAAACCCGAAGGAAACCATCAACAGAAGAACGCTCATTACAAACAGATAGAAACCATAAGCAATGCAAGCAAACCGTGATAAACCCCTTCGCATCATTCCATTAGGGTCTAGTGTCTTAACAAACAGGGCTTTGGCCTCTGCTGTCTCCCTGTCCGTCTGTATTACCTCGGTGGCTATTTTCTCTACTGTTCCCAGCAGACCACCACCTATAAGGCTAGATAAGAAACCTAACATTATCGTGAACCCCACATCTCTAAACTATAATGGTTGCCGTCATCGAAACGACCTCCCCATGATCCTCCCATAGCTTCCCACTTCATACCGAGTACTGCGTGGTCTTCTGTCTTCGAGAGGTACTCTCCGTCCTTGAACAAGTTAAGGTCTACTGCAAGCTTCAGCTTGTGACAGCTCTTAGCCCTACCGTAACTTATATTTTCTCCCCACTTTCCGTGTGCCCTTGGATCTCTGAAGGCATCACCGAGAGTTATTTCGTACCCTTGGTCATACGCCCAGAGAATAAGCTCAGCAATCATCTTACTAAACTTCCTTTGAGTTTCTCCTAGTGTCAATAGTCCTCCAGTAGTAAGTGTTCGATTATTTTATCTAACTTCTCTTCAATCTTGTCTAACTGTTTTTCTTGGTGCTGGTCCTTCTCTTCCCCTACAGCTAGATCAGACTTAATATCAACGTAGGCACTGCCTCCCCCTATAGCGAGGGCAGCAACCGCTGGAAGGAACACCTTTTCAATAATATCAGATGCTAAAAACATTCTTTTTCTCTATGGTATGATATCGTATGATTTATTAATCTTACCAACGATAGGCAGTTGGTTAACAATATCACCCGGAGATACATCACCTTGCGATACTTTATCCAGCATCTTGCCACCCTGAGTAAGGGGAACAGGAGCCAGTCCTTGTAAGATTATACCGCCAAGACCTTGAGTCTTGTCCACAGCATATTTGCTGGTTCCAAACAAACTAAGAATATTATCTGTAACCTTGTCATTTATATCTAAAGGCTTGCCCGCCATGAAGTCCTTAAAACTATCTATGGAGGAGTTGGCCATTACAAACATTGTTGCAAAGTACGTCAGGTCATACGCTTTCTTAACTGGGTTCTTTTCTTTGGTTATTATATTACGCATATAGTTTAATTGCTTAAGAGCAAAGGTCTTATACGCATACATAATACGACCGTTAGGATTCTTCAGATAACCAATAGGCATCTCTGACAATCCAATAGGCTGTGTGTCAGCCAGATCATTCCAGAGCATCAAGTACACATTGTCGTTATCCCACATCATGTTCTTCTTAAGCTTAGTCTCAGTAAGAGTGTTCATGAGACCGGCAGTTTCATCACCGAAATGGTTCTCCCACTTCTTGACGAACGCAGCAGGATCTTTCTTAGCCAGCTTGATGTTCTGGCGAAGAGAGGCATTGATGTTTACATTCTTACCAAAGCGGTCAACCTTATCAAATCCAGACCACTTAAAAGCTTGGTCAGCAAGAGTACTGATCATATTCTTCTGAGTAGATTGCAATTCTGCCATTGCCTTTTCTACCCCAAGATGAGCACGATCTACAGCTTTAGGACCTACCAGTGCTTCCACAGTACTCCTAATACCATACTTGTGAAAGGCGAATACCAGATCACCGAACTGTGTCATGGCCGACCAGAAGTTACCGAGAGTTCCAGCGTACGAGAGGTTCTTCATGTTCTGTACCCAGCGCCAAGTCTTATGGACATCAGCACTGAAACGAGAACGAAGAGCTTCAATTACTTCTTGCTGCTCAGCATAACTAGGAACGTCCTTCCTGATTTGCTCTACTATACTTTGAATAGAGTCATCTATATCTGTCCCTGTAGGGTTAAGTCCGTCCTTGGACTTCGGCTTGTAGCCGAACCCTTTAAAGAAGTCTCGCTTGGCTATATCCTCGGCAGCGGTATGGATATAATAATGTAGGGCATCTTCGGGATTATGGTAGAATGCCAGTTCATCATCCATGACATCCTGCTTCAGCCTTTTATTAAGGGACCCAGAAGTTCTGGAGTACCTAGTATCAAAAGTGAAGTAGTGCTCATCAATGTGTCGTTTATCGGCAGCAGTCAGGGCTTTACCCTTCCTCTTGGCTGCTCTTTTGTACATTCCTTCCAGTATGCCTATATCGCGCTCACGTAGACCTTCTAAATCTGCAACGGCACGAGGGAAATAATTAGATTGATGATTGGTTTTGTATCCAACCCTCTTATAATTATTCAGTATCTCGTCCATTACCTTAGCTACTTTCTTAGCATTAGCTACGGCTTCTTGACCACCAACCTGCTGAATATACTGCATAGTAGCTTTGTTAAAACCACCATTGGTCAGTAGCTTCTTAAGCTGTTCCCTAGACTGTTTGTCTAGTTTCTTAGTGATAAATTCTTGCCAAGGCTTAACCTTCTCCATCCATACATGTTGCATCCGGTGTTGAGCACCGTCAGCAATACGGAGTTTAGCAGCAACCTTGGGAGAGTACTGTGCTACATTATCATAGACAGGTTGTAGGACCTTATTCACTACACTACGGAACTGAGATACCTTAGCGTGTCTCTTACCCTCAGTAGCGGCTCGGGCCTCAATACCATCTTGTATTTCTTGAGCAGGCTTAGGTTGTTTCTTAGGCTTAGCCCTCTTCGGAACCTTCTTAGGTATCTGAGGAATGGGACGACCTAACTGACCGATCTCTCCGGGAGTTGGAACACCTAGAGCTTCCGCTTGTCGAGTTACAATGGCCTCAGCACGTTCCTTCTCAGCACGAGTGAACATACGACCACGGGGCTCGTCGGGAGCAATCTGTGCCCAAGCACGAGCTTCATCAGCCTGCTTAGTTACAATATCTGTAGCTCTCTGCCTATCAAAAGCAGAGGCACTACTAATAGGATCTTTAACGTCCTCGTACCGAACCCTAGCACCTATTTCAGGAGTAGCCTTATTTATGTTCTTGCCACCAGCTTTAGCACGTTTAGCAGCGTTAGCTGACCACTGAGCATACACTTGAGCTTCTTCAGCCACCTTCATATCATCAATGATACGAGGAACCTGATCACCCACGCTAGCACTAAGATACTTACTGGCTACATAACCAAGAGGGCCCATCAGGGCTCCAGTTATAGCAGCGTTAGTCAGTCGAGATTCGTTCTCGTCCACATAAAGACTAGCACCATAAAGACCACCCATAGCCATAGCAGCAAGACCTGCCTTATAGGCTGACTTAGCTTTTCCGAGAGGCATAAGAAGTCCAATAGGTTCTGCCAAAGCACCAATAGCGCCACCCACCAAAGCAGCATTGCCATACTGCTCATCTCCATACAACTGTCTAAGAATCTTTTCATTTTGATCCTGTGCTTGTATATCGATTAGTTCGTCGGCAAGTCCGTTCTCTTGAAGAATTTGTTTGATCCCTCTCCATGAGTCTCCGATCTGGTCGCCCAGAGCAATGGCAGCAGCCAGAGTTTTCTTATTAGACCACTCGATTCCCGTGTCAAATGTCCAGTCCCCTCCAGTACCAAACTTGATAGTGGCACCTTCCAGAGCTTGCTTTACTATGGGATCTCCTTTCTGTGAGGTTTCAAACTGATGATTAAACGCATGTGCGCGAAGAACAGCATCGTCAGCTTGCTTACGACCAGCTTCCCAGCGAGCAGCTTTAAGGGATTTCTGTTGATTAACAGTCTGCCCACCAGCGCCAGCAGGTGTCATAGGATCTTGATATTTATACACTATTAGAATCCTTCTACGTCGTTTTCTTTAGAGCCTGCGTTACCGTAAGTTATTCCTAAAGTATTTGATATGATATTACCAACTGCTTTAGAATCTTTAGTCTTTTTCTTCAGCTTAGTGAGTCGGGTTCTTTCAGCTACTAGTTCTCTGCGCTCACTGCCTCTTGTTCCTTTAATCTGTTTAGTCAGATTGTCAATCTCAACAGCGAGCTGTGCTGGAGTCTGCTTAGCAGGAGCAGCAGTACTAGAGCCAGCGTTACTTCCAGTTTGATCAGCAGCGTTAGTACTAGTGTTGGTTTTAGGATCGGGAGTAGGAGTTGCACTCTTCTGGGAGTTACGAAGACTAGTCATAATCCTCATCTTATTGGCTTTCCACTCTTGAGCAAAATCTAAAGTCTGAGGAGTAAAATTAGGATTACCTCGGATGTAGTTCTGCATCATAGACAAAGCAGCATCAGCCTGAGTCTTGAACGCAGCACCATCAAAGTCATCACCACCATTAGACCATCCCCACATCAGACCATCTTCAAACATATCTTGCTGTCCAAACTTAAGGATATCCACTGCCATCTGCTCCAGATGTGCTGGGGCTATTCGGGCTCCTTGTATCTGGTCCATCTTAGCCTGTGCTGCCCAGTGTCCTACAGTTTCAGAAGCAACTCGTTTCTGTCCTGTGTAGCGATTGTTATCGTCGTCATAGGCTCCTTGTAGACCACTGAAAGCCTCTAAAGCTCCTTGCATCTGGAAGCCAAGACTAGTTATCTCTCCTTCAGTAGGCGGCTTATACTGTAAATCGGCAGGGTCCTCCCCAGAGGCTTTAGCCAGTTGCTGCTTTATCTTAAAGTCCCATTCTATTTCTAGTAAGTGTTCCGCACGAGTAGTAGCAGAGTCGTGTACTCCCCAAGAGGCAAGCTTAGCCATAGCGTTAATAGATTTCTCATCAGGTGTATCCGTAATACCCTGATCTCTCAACCATTGCTTGGTGGCTTCTTGGTCCGCAGAAGCACTCATGATCATCTCATATGCGGAAGCGTAAAGTACCTCTGGCTTATGACCAGCCTGTATTCCTTCGTCAAACAAATGGTAAGCACGATTTACAACATCGTACTGCATATCAGTCATTGCCTGATGCGCCCGCTGACGATTGATATTGTGTTCCATATCGATAAGGGTCGAGGCATTCTTCTCTCGTTGGAGTTGATTATCTTGCTGCTGTTGTTTTGTCTCCTCTTCCTTCTTCCGAGTCAGAGTCTCAGTGTCTATAAGACTCCGATCAGACAATGTCTGTTCTGTCTCGGTTTTAGCAGTCTCAATGAACCTTTCTTCATCAGAAGGTAGCCTGCGTCGAAGAGATCTATTTTGGGCTATGCTAGTAGCACGAGCTTCTTTACGAGACTCAGCAGCGTCTAGGTAATCAAAGAACTCTGCTTGTTTAGTTCTGTAGGTAAGATCAGAATCACGGAACTCTCTACGGTCTCTCTCAGCCCTTACTACGCCACCCTGTGCTCCTGTGGGACGATCTACGCCAAATATATCAGCCATTAGTTTTTCCTATAAGTAAATTCATTATACACTACCTGTCTCGTCCATCGCCCGGGGAGCCTGTACCAGAAGATCCTCCGCCAGAAGAGGAATTGTTGCCCCCTGCTTTCATGCCGGGACTTTCATTACCCAAGGTTCCTACTGCGGGACCTGTGAAGTCTCTACCGAAACCACCTCCAAAACCACTGGTGTCTGCAACAGCGCCGTCTCGCCTGCCTCCGGGCATCACACCACTCCATGTTGCCGGTTTATCTTTTTTAGTTTTAGTAGTAGGAGCACCTTGTTTAGACTCTCCAACGGGAGCTCCAGTTGTCGCTGGATCAGGACCAGTTTTTTGGCCGGGCCCTTCATTACCTATAGCTCCTTGAGCTCCTTCAGTAACGGACTCTCCCATTGCTCCACCGAAACCGCTAGTGTCTGCATTGGTTGTTTGATTATTGTTGGCAGTCAGTTGTATCTTAGGTATCTGCTGTAGTATCATAGGCATCGGCATTCCCATGAGCATAGCTAAACCAAGCTTGGCTACCTGTCCCATATCCGCAGACATGGAAGCACCTTCTGACATTGCACCACCTTCTCCAGTTCCGATATCTCCAGTAGACTGTCTAGGCTGAGAAGCCACAGTCCAACCGGGAGTGTTACCTCCGCCGCTGCCGGGTCCTCTTCCTTGGAACAAAGACATCAGGTTAGCACCCGTGCCCCACATATTCTGTCCGGGCTGAAGAAATGTACCGGCCCTATACCGAGGCTCATAGGCACCAGACCCAGCAAGGTTAGCATCCCTACGGGGAGGGAATAAACCACTGAGCATATCTGTGCCCTGAGAGAACTGGTCTACTGAGTTCTGCCCCGTAATAATACTGTTCAGTATGTCTAACGGATCAGGCATGTTACCGTCCTCCGGCTGTCGCACCTGTGTACCCACCATAGGGGTCTCCACCGCTACCAGTTGAGGTAGGGTTGAACGCACTAGTGGCAGTATTAAATAAGTTGTTCCAGAAGTATCCTTGGTTATAGGACTGCTGTTGTGTTAGAGCAGAGTTGTTCTGTCCCAAAGTATTACCCCCTTGGATGGGTTGCATAGCTCCAGAGAGTTGTGCGTAGCGATTGGCCTCTTGGTTATACATCTGTGAAGCCAGTCCTTGACCAAACTTCATAGTGTCTACCATCGCACCACCAGAGAATCGATTACCAGTAGCAGCTTGCTTAGCGAAGAGACTTTGCAGTCCTTGGTCATAAGCGAACTGATAGCCCGGAGTATTAACCACCTGTCCGGGATCGGACAATAGATTCATAAGACCAGCACCCATCATAGGCTGATACACAGACCACGGGTTCTGCCTCTGAAATCCCTGCTCTAAATCATCTCGTGAGCTATCAATAGCATCTGAGGAACTCTGCTGGTTCCACAAGTCTACTCCAACACCAAAGAGATCTTCACCCCATTCATCCCACCAATCACTCATTTTTTATTCCCTTTAAAGTTGTAGGTGCAGTTGCTATGCTGCTTCATACCAGCCTGAAATCTTCATATCACCACCATTGCTAATCTCTGCAATAGTCATTGGAGTAGTACCAGTAGCTCCAGCATCCCAAAGATGTAACGTAATATAGGAAGTGTTAGCCTCTACTTGAGCAGAAACCATAGGATCGGCTGCTGCTGTTATTAGGCTATCACACTCCCCAACACTGAGGGCGAAGTCATGCTGTGCGCTGGTGTTGGCAGAAGTGTAGGGAAGACCAGTAATTCTAGCCGCTCCCGAAGCACTGGCCGTGCTATTTATAGTAAAATGCAAGGAGACAAATACCATAGAGCCTATCCTGACATAGGTTCCCGATTGGTTAACAGTAGTACAATCATTTGTACCATCGCTAACCACAGGAGTCCAAGTACCCGTGGTCTCTGCTATAGCACCGGAGGAGTAGTTAGATATAGATTTCCATCCAGTCTGCGCTGCATTTAGTCGTACCGTTATAGACTCCCACTGTGCCAACTCAATGGCGCTGGCGGAGCCATCAATAGTCTCAGATCCTGACCCATCTACAGATATAGTAGCGGCATTAATATTAGTTATTGTTACCTCAAAATCCCCAGTCTCTGCCGCCGCTGCGTTAGCAACGGTAGGAAGCGTGACTGTGAAATCAACAGTGGCATGAGAACACTCAATGGTATCTCTGTTATCAGCTACCGTTACTTGATACGTAGTAGTCTTGGCAGTTACTTGTTTCTTGAGGTTTGTGTCTCCCTCTGTGTGTGTAAGAGAGCTGCCCTTAGCTGCTCGTGTTCTTAAAGTAGGCATGTATTATTTCCTTCCTAATGTTAGTTCTTGCTCAAGGCCTTCTAATCTATAAGCCTCTGATCCAGAGTAAAGTAGTTCATAGTTCCTACGGGCATACTCTCCTGCTCGTCTAACTCTACTCCTAGTAGAAGAGTCTAAAGTTCTACCGGTCGTAAAACTTTGATTATCTTCATCAGACCATTTAATTGTAACTGTCTGGGAGGATGGAGTTTTTGTGGCCACTGGAAGGACACTATGACAGAATTTATAATTGGATATACCCATGTCTTCTTGGCCAAACCTAACCTTAAACTCTATATTGTCTGTTCTTCCGTCTAAATTATTGTAGTAGTCATCATCAACGTAATAACCGGGAACGAAGTAGGGATCAGTGCCAGTAACGTCAATAGGGAACATGTCCGCTCGGATTCTTACTAGGTCTCCATTAGACATAATACCTTCCCCTGCTCGTCCCTCACTAGCACCGGAACGCAGTGTCCAAGACATCAGGGGAAACGCAAGCCCTGCTCCAGAGAGAGTAGACCACTCACTCCATAGCTTTGTTGTTAGGTCGTAGCACAGAGAGATTGCAGGCAAGATATCATCAGGAGTAGTATGTACAGTCACTATAAAATATTTGTGACCAAAAGCAGAGAGCCCTGCTCCTACCATACCTGCTCCTTGGGTTATACCTGCTTGGGTAAAGAAGGCATTGATGGTTGAGTTCTCTACCTTCTCCAGTCTAAAATTATCTAAAACGTAAGCAGCATAAGCACCAGTGTTGTCCACTCCTATAAAATAGATAGTGTCGCCATCCTGCCACACGGCAGCGCCATCAGCACAACCTACGTTGTACATAATGTCCTGTCGTCTAGCTAGGGGAGAGCCAGTAGCGTTGCCCGCATCGTAGAAAAATTCTATAGTCTTTGTTCCTAGTACCGCAATGTGATCGTGGTGCTTACCCAGATATTGGCCACCATCATAGTCACGTTCCGCAGTAATAAAGCTAGTTCCTGTCCATGAGGTAACACTACCATTATCTGAATTATAGACAGTTCCATTAGTCCCTAAGACAAATAAGTATCCATTAAGCACGGCTCCCCCGTAAGCTAAAGATACAGCGGGAGTGTCTTTAGGAGGGAAATTAGTGTCTGTAATCTCTGTAACAGTATCATCAGTCTCTATCTGCCATCCTTTGTCTCCCGTGGAGTCAAGAAGAACCAGCTTATCATCCAGCTCTAGGAATGTACAGGGATTTGTACCGGCTGTTATAGCAGAAGAGATACTAGTCCCATAGTTCCCTTTGTATAGGTCAGTGTTGTTGACCATATAGATAGCATCGCCTTCGGTCCAATGGTACACTGCTCGGCCACGTGCGTCGGTGACTGAGGCTGCGGCAAGCTCGGTAACAGTTATAGAGGGACGCTGTGTGGCGTAGACCTGTCTCTGTGTTCCATAGTTCTCTACTACAGCATTAGTCATCCCAGACTCTAACTCGTCTACAGTGTATCCGGACATAGAGTTAATCCTATAGTCCACTGTTGCTGGTAGTCTAGGGGGACTAGCCATTCATACTCTCCGGTTGGAAGTAGACAGATCCATCTGTGTCGTAGGAAGAAGCCGTATCGTAATAGTCATCAGCCGCTATTTTAATTCTATCCCGTTCCGCTCCTTGTACACCGTACTTAAAGGACAGGATATAAGCTAATTCAAAAGAGAGGGCCAGATACCATTCCTGTGTGAACCACAGATCATCCGTACCGGCATCAACATCTCTGATAGGATACTGGAGCCACAGTTTGAGATCGTAGGTTGTATCACTAGGCACCGGCCACAAGTACAGGTCAGTAGCGACACCCACGGGGTTGCGCTTCTGGAAGTACTGGGTAGGGATGCCTTCAGTAGTCTTGTCTGTCAGAGCATACCACTCCTCTTGTGTCAGAGGCTTCAGTGGAATCTCTGTATCATTAGTGCTGTGAACCAGAGTAGCGTTACGAATCTTGTTAGGTATATATCCTACGTTACCAGAGTCTAGCTGATAGGATGCCGTAGATGCCACCAGATCAAGAGTGTACTCGTCTTGAGCAAAGATCTGGTTGTCTGTGCTCCACAGTTTAATCAGGTTGTTCAAGCTTCGCAAGGCTGTGGTAGTAGCATTAGTAGAAGGTTCTTCTCCTTCCTCTAGTACCGCACAGATCTCAAGAGCCTCTGTGATTATGTCAGTAGCTGTTAGTTTGTGATCATCTGAAGTAGTAAAGGCCATTATGCTAATCCTATTGGGTCGCCATTAATATCAACTGCACTAGCATCCAAGTCAACTTGGTAGCCAGTACGAGCAGGTGTAATCCTCTCTTCCTTTACTCGGAGGAAATCCTGCGGGTGCCTAGTCTCAAAGCACGTATCCTTACAGACCTCTAGTCCGTTCCATTCTTCAGCTATCTGGGATGCCCTGCGCTCAAACCCACAACGCTGGCAGGTTATCCAGTTGTCTCCTGCTCTATACCCGGGACTAAGTCCGTGTCCTTTAGACATATTTGCTCCTACGAAGGTGTGTGCTCAGTTGTTCCATCAGCTTCTACCCAGACGTCAGTAGCTCCGGCTCCGTCTGCCCATACTGGTTTACTGGTAGTAGTATTGTATACAGGATACCCTGCTACTTTTCTTCCATCTACATTTACTGGATCAGCAGCGTCTGTTAGTTGTGCTGTAGTGGCCACTCTCAGCTCATTATTTCTAGAGCATTTATAAACTTCATACAGCCACTGCATCCAGCGGAACCCAAATGAGAGCTCTGTAGCAGGAGGAGGTGATAAGGACATTACTTATAGTGTACCATTACGACAGCACCAGTACCTGTGACTACAGCGGTGAGGCCTGTATCACATCGTACATGAGGTAAATGCACATAGGTACTCAGGCCATCGACAGAGATGTCCAAGGTGTATTTGAGTACAACTGTTCCAGATGCCGCAGTGTTATCATAGATGGTCACTACTACGTCAGCAGCGGCAGCACTGATGCTAACGCCAGTAAGGAATGCCTTACCTGTGTGCAGAGTGTCTCCAGCCGTTACGCCTAGATCACCTGAGTTCTTGCTTGATCCATTCATTGTTTAATCCTATATTAAATTTCAGCAGCTACGATTAGATCTTCAAACTGCAATGTGTTAACTTTAAAGACTCCAGATTCCGTAGTAAGTGAGTCTGTCATTTGGTATGCATACTCTTTATACAAAGAAGGTGGAGTGGTTATTTTCTCGTCTGACCATATAAATAGTCCCGTGGAACCTATCTCAGCACAGCTACTATTGATAGAGACTGCATCTCCGGTAAGTGGATCGTATACGGCTATAGTAACAGTGCTCCCAGTGGGGAACTCGTGAACTATATTAAATACACCGCCGGGCTGCGGGACGTTAAGAGCAACGGTAGCGTTACGAGGAGTTAGAGTCAGCGCATCTGTTGTGGCAGATATTCCAACATCGTAGACTATAGTTCCGTTATACTCTGTTAATGAAAGAGCATCAACAGCAGAACTAATAGTAGTACCAAAAGTTATAGTGGCTGTGTACTCTCCAACAGTAAGAGCATCAACCGCTGCGGTTATCCCGGTAGCTGCATTTATATCAGCAGCATAGTTAGTTAAGGTTAACCCATCTGACGTAGCTTCTATGTTAGTAGCGTTGTCTAGACTTGCTGCGAATTCAGTTACCGTGAGACCGTCCGAGGTCGCAGATATATTTATAGCAGCGTTAACTGATGTAGTATGCTCTGCTAAAGTCAGAGAGTCTACAGCAGCAGCTATGGTTGTACCAGAATTAACAGAGGCGTTATGTTCTGTCAGTGTCAGGGCATCTACGGCAGCGGATATAGCAGTGGCTGCGTTTACAGATGCTGCCAATTCCGACAGAGTAAGTGCATCAGAAGTAGCATTTACTGTGGTTCCGCCACCCCCACCGTCGGTGGTGAAAGAGGAACTTACTTCTATATTAGAACCGCTATCAACTACGTCTACGTAGTAGTAGTGTAGGTAGTATGTGGTCGAGGCGGACAGACCTGTAACAGATACAGATTGACTCCCGTCCTCTGTTACAGCTTGT